TTTCAGATCAAGAATCTGCTGTAAGTCCAGTTACTGGCGATCAGATGAAAAATATAGGTTTCGTTGAAAAACAAGACAACGAAAAAATGGATATAGTCAAATTCTTAGTTGATAGTGCTAAAGGCATGAATACTTCTAAGATAACAGAGGAGGTAAATCCTATGGCAAAGAAAACAAAGGCTGTTGAAGAAACAGTTGAAGTTACTAAGTCAGAAGAGATCGCTCCTATTGCTGAAGAAACTCCAGCAGTTGAAACTGAAAAGGCTGATGTTGTTGATGAAACAACTGAAAAGACTGATGTTGTAGAAACAACAGAAGTTGCTGAAACAGAAAAGGCTGCCGCATCATCTGGAGCATCTAAAGAGGAAGAAGATTCCGAAGAAGATGCAAAAGAAGATGAAGAAGAGATGAAGGCAAAGAAGAAGTCAGATGAAGTAGTTGTTGACGCAATTGCTGAAATTAAAGAAACTATTACATCGGCCTTTAGCGATCTTTCAAATACTCTTAAGTCCTTGCAGGCTGAAGTAGAAGTACTAAAGTCTACTGCAATTGACAAGGAGACAGTAAAAAGTTCGTTTGATGCAGTCGCCAGAGATATCGCTGCAACTAATGAACGATTCAGTGAGTTTGGAAAGCGTGTTGACGCAGTAGAAGCAGATACAGCATTCCGAAAGTCTGGCGATCTAGGCGAGATCGTTCAGGATCGACCACAGGAAACTATGGTTGAAAAATCCTTATGGGGCGGACGTTTCCTCAAAACAGCCGACTTATTTAATTAAGTACAAAACTCGGAGGTGACAATATGTCGGAAGAAATAAAGAAAAACCAGCCAGGAGAATCAGGCCAACTCGGTGGAACAACACCAGGTCTTTATCAGTCACAAGGTGCTTATGCATCTGGTTCTGATGCAGGCTCAAATATCCCTGGCAATTATACTGATGGTGGTGTTCTTGGAAACATTCCAAACGCTAACCTAGGTCTTACAACAGGACCAAATGCAGTAAATCCTTCAGGTGAGGCTGGAAGCGGTATCCTACGCCCTGAACAGGCACAGCGTTTCATTGATTACGTTTGGGACGCCACAGTTCTCGCCCAGGATGGTCGTCGTGTCACAATGAGAGCAAACACCATGGAACTCGAAAAGATTAACGTGGGTGAACGAGTAATTCGTTCTGCTGCTCAAGGTGTCGGTGACTACACCAATAGTGGTGCTACATTCAGCAAAGTTGAACTTACAACCAAGAAGATTCGTCTAGATTGGGAAGTTACTGCTGAAGCACTCGAAGATAATATTGAAGGGGCTGCGCTTGAAGATCATCTAGTTCGCTTGATGACCAACGCATTCGCTAACGATATTGAAGACCTCGCTATTAATGGTGATGGTTCAACTGGTAACTTCCTTTCAATTATGAAGGGATTCGTCAAGAAGCACAAGGACAATGGAGATTCGCATGAAGTTGCGTTGACTGTTGCTGATAATGCTTGGACACCAGAAAAGATGCAAGAGATTATTCTAGGCATGCCACGTAAGTATCGTGCCCTTAAGAATAACCTTAAGTTCTATGTAGGTACAGACACATTTGCTGGTATCGTTAAGCATAACGGTACTCTTGCTGATGCAATTGCTGAAGCAATGGGTAATCGTGTTGCTGGTACTGCTGCAAACCGTCAAGCATACCTTGATGGAAACGGCCAGACATTCGGCGGAGCACGTACAACACGTGTTCTCGGAATTGATGTCCAAGAAGTTCCTTACTATCCAGAAGGATATGTCGATTTGACATTCCCACAGAACCGTGTATGGGGCTTCCAGCGTGATATCGTCGTCAACCGTGAATACAAGGCGAAGAAGGACACAATTGAATACACAGTATTCGTCCGCTTCGGTATTCAATGGGAAGAAGAAGACGCAATTGCGTGGGCAGATGCTGCTTCAGACTCATAATCTGTAAACAGTAACCTTTGAGAGGGGGCAGGGGCTAGATCTCCTCCCCCTCTTAACTTTTTAGTATTCTGTTATAATAGTAACAAGGAGGTAAATAATGGAAGAAAATAATTTTAATAATGAAACTTATGAAGCACCAATAGAAAATATTGTTGCTCCAGAAGCACCAGTAGAGGTATCAATTGAAGAACCAGTCGTAGAGGCTTTTATGCCAGAAACCAAGGTTGAAGAAATTGCTCAAGAAAATAGTATTGAGGCATCTATCTCTGCTCCTGAACCAGAAGTTACTGCTATCACTTCAAGTGATTTAGCAAGTTCTTCTACAGAGCAGGCTTTAGGCTCTGTGGCTAATGGCATTATTGGTGTAACAACAACAGTAAAGCAAGAAAAGCCAAATAAACAACCATACAATAAGGTTTGTATTTATTCTCAAAAGAACATTCATGTTCCAGGTTTGGGCAAACTACTTCGTGGATATCAGATGCTTGATAAGACTATTGCTGACCAATGGTTAGATAAGCCATATGCAAGAATCGCAACTCCAGAAGAAGTTGCAAGGGAGTTTCGTAAGTAATGCAAGTTTTGAGAGTTCCA